CTACTCCAATGGCGGCCCGGCCGCCGGTTCGAACGCAAGGAAGTCGCACACGGGCAGCATCGGCAGCAGTTGCTCCAGCGTCGGCTCGTCGGCCTGGCCTGCGGCGACCTTGTCCTGCAGCGAATAGCAGAAGTCCCAGACCAGCGAACGCCATGCGCGGAAAGCACGCCCCTGGGCCTGGAAGCGCGGGACCGCCGGTTCGTCGGCGTAGGTGACAGCAGTCCTGATGTCGTCGAAGCCGTGAGCGGCCGCCGTGCTGTCGAGGTGCTTCTGCACCCCGTCGCGCAAGGCTGCGGCACGTTCTTCGAGCGTCGGCTCGTGCGGTTCGGGCGCCGCCGGTTGCTCGATGCCGGGCGCTTCCGGCTCCGGCGGCACCGACGGTTCGGGAACAGGCTCCGGCACTGGAATGTCCTCGGCGATCCACATTCCGTTGGCTGCTGCGAAGTAGCGCTTGCCTTGGACGGGAGAAGGCGGCTCTGCGACCAGGCAATTGCCTGGAACAAGCCACACCTCGCCTTCGTCGGCCGGAGAGAGGTCGCTCTCGTCGAGCACGATGGGACCGATGTAGACGCGGTCGGGGCCGAATGAATAGACGGTCTTTGTTTTCATGGTCAGTACTTGATGCATGCGAGGTAGGCGGTGTTGCGGGGACGAGCCTCCGTGCTGCCATTGCTGTTCACGGTGATTCCGGTGGCGCTGTTCTTGATCGTGATCCCGGTCGCAGACGCGTAAATGCCGATCCCTGTACCGGATGCCCCCACTCCCACGTTGTGCCCGTGATTTCCGCTGCCGTCGGTGCCCAAAGTTTCGTATCCATCCGTGATATTTCCGAGAACACCGGAAATGCCCGCGCCTACACCAGACATGTGTGTGCGCGAGTAGGTGTGGCCGTGCCAGCCTTGTTGATCTGTCCAAGCACCATGCGCATGGCCGGGATCAGCAACGCCGTGGGCATGACCGGGATCAGTAGTCGCATGAACATGGCCTGGATCGATGATGCTGTGGACGTGCGCCAGATTTGCACTCTCCTGATAGGAACCAAGCGTTCGATCAGGATCCAACCCCCGCCCATCGTCCAGCCCCCGATCGAACACTCCCCGCCCATCAGGCAGATTGAAGGTGGTCGAACCATCCCCCGCCCCATAAGTCGTCCCGATCTTCGCGAAGAGCCGGGCATAGGTCGTGCGCGACACAGCTGCGCCGTTGCGCTTCAGGTAGCCCGCGGGAGGCGTCGACTGCGCGAAGTAGCAGACCATGCCCGTCTGGTCGAGTCCCAGCGCCTCCTGCCAGTCTGCCTTCAGCTGCTCGGTGGAAGCCGAGAGGATGGTCAGCCCGATCTGCTTCGGCCCTTCCGGAAAATCGACCCTCGCGCCGTCGTTGCTCGATGCGATGACCAAGGTGCGCGCGAGCGCGCCGCCGGTCATCGTGGCCCGGCCGAGCTCGAACAGGCCGGTGGGGCGGCCGACGGAGTCGACCGCGTTGATCATGTAGTGGCAGGTGTCCCCCTCTGCCATGCCTGCTGCGGAGAACGGTCGATATGCATCGACGGCCCCTGCCAGCACGAAGGGTCCCAGCCCCACGGTGGTGCTGGCCTCCAGAATTCGGTCGGCTGTCTTGTGTGCCATCGCGATGTACCGTTCAGACCGTCAGGAACGCGACCTTGGTCGAGGTCTTCAGGCGGGGAACCACGCCGGCCTGGATCGGGATCACGGGCGTCAGCGCACCATGCAGCAGCAGCAGGCCGTTGCCCGCCGCCGCCGTGCCGATGCCCAGATGCGTGGCCGTACCCACGGCGGTGCCCGCCACTTCGAGGAACTCGAGTGCATTCACGAGGAACGCTTCGTTCCCGATCACCGACCAGCCCGCCGGGCTGCGCGGCACGGCGATCCGGGCATAGCCCGGGTACACCAGCTCGTTGGTGCTCTGGTTGGCGCCAGCGCCGGGCGCGGCGGTGAGAAGACTGATGTAGAGATCCGTCGACGGATTCGCGGAGGCGTTGTCGGCCAGCCCGGCGATGGGCGTGCCGAGAAGGATCAGCTTGATGAAAGCGTTGGCGGATGCGGATGAATATGCCATTCGAAGCTCCTGGTTCGGGTTGGTTGGTTATGCAAGCGAGAGGTTGTGGGTGGGCTGTTGGCCCATGAAGTCGGCCAGGTTGCAGCTGGCCGGGATGTCCGAGGCATCGAGCCCGTCGATGAAGACATGGGCTGCGCGCTCGGCGGAAAAGCAGGCCCGCACGTGGTCCGCGATGGCGAGCGAGATGGCCCTGGCTTCTTCGCGCGTAAGCGTGACGAAGCCCTCGGCGGCCTTGAAGTCGATGGTGTCGAGTGCGCCGGCCTCCATGTCCGCCAGCATCTGGGCAAAGGCCGCACGGTCTTCACGGCCGGTTCGCACGCGCAGGCCGTCGCGAAGCGTGAGACCGCCGGTCTCGGCCTTCCAGCGTTGTTCGGCGAGGTCCGACTTGAGCTGGGCTCTGCGGTCGTCCGGCGTGCGCGGATCGCGCCACGCGTGCAGCGACCAGTCGAAGACATGGTGCTCGCTCGGCCGCTGCGGCAGCGGCGTTGGAGCGCCATCGCGGATGTAGGAGCCGGGCTCCGCCGGCCCCAGATAGACGGACTCGCCGGGACCGGCCTGTGCGTGACACCACTCGACGGTGGCTTGCGTTCCGGTGCAGCGGATCTCGCCGGTGCGGGTGTTGTAGACGGTGAATTGAGGCATGGTTCAGCGACGCGTGGAGAGCGCGTAGATGGAGGAGCCGGCAGTGCCGGCCCAAACGGGTGAGAAAAGGCTGAGCGAGTGCCAACCCGGATTCAGCAATACCTGAATGCCTCCAGTCACGGTGGTCCCAGACACGCCCGCGCCCGCCCACCGAAGCACGCCGTCGACGCTCAATGAGACCGGAGCGGTCTGGGACACAAAGACCGTACCCATGACGAAGGTGTTCAACGGTTCAGAGCCGGGCACGAAGTGATTGATTGACACGGCGCTCGTCGTAGACGAAGCGTATGAAGGCACCGTCACGGCCTGCCCGCGCAGGTTCAACGTGTCGATCACGTCCAGCTGATTGATCGTCAGCCCTTCGTTCTGCAGGTTGAAGCCCGGCCCCCAGAGACGGAATCGCCCTGTGGCGTTCTGCATCTGCAGCCCCATGCCGTTGCAGTTCAGCTCGACGAAGGTGTCGCCGCCGGAGTGGCGCGCAAGAATCCATCCCCAGCTGTTGTCGCCGATCCACTTGTTCGCGCTGCGCAGGAAGCCCCAGCCGCCCACACCGTCTCCGGAGATATCGACCTGCCCCGCGTTGACATAGCCCAGGCGAGAGGTGATCGCCGACAGCCGGTCCACGCTGATCGAACGCGCGAGGATGCTGCCGTCTACCACCAGCGTGCCGTCGATGCCCACTGTCGATGTGCCTGCCACCGCGCCCACCACAAAGGGGTACTTCGTGACGCCGCCAGCTGCTTGCTGCGCCACCGCGAAACGATCGACCAGCACCGTGAAATTGCTCTCCTGGCCATCGTTGTTCAGCAGCACTCCCGCAACCTTGTTGCCTGCGACAACCTTCACGCCCCACTTGGCCGACAACTTGCCCATGTCGTCGACCTGAGTACGCGACACAAGCTCGACTGCGGCCTCCATGTCGTCGACACGCGAGACGAGCGAACTACGCATGTCGGCTTCTGCGGAAACGGCCGTCACGCGTGCCGTCACCTCATCGCGGATCGCAGCCACGGCGCCTCGATCGCTGGCCTCCGAGGTATAGGGCGTCACAGGGAAACGCCCCTGCTCGATCTTCACGAGTCGCACACCGATCGCCCCGCCTGCGGTGTAGTCACTCCATCGGAACGAGACCCGCCCCGTGGCCGCCGCCACCGGCGCCAGCGCTTCGACCGCGAAGTCGTTACGCCGAATCTGCTCGTTCATGAACGCATGCCGCCCATCCTTGATGTTGCTCACATCGCCCAATGACTTCCCGCTCGCGTCGAAGAACTCGATCGCGAAGCCGCTGCGGCCCGTGTCGCTCTCGAACATCGAATCACCCGACGCCGCATACCAGCTCCCCGGCTTTGCAGGAAAGCTGTCGCTGACCAGGCGACCGCCGGCAGGAACTGCAGCCTGCAGCCGCGCCGAAGCACCCCAGTCGTCCTCCACGACATTCCAGTGATTGCCTTGCTGATCCCACTTGTCGAGATCAAACTCGAACCCGCCGTTGAACACCAGGTTGGCACGCACATAGCCGACGGCACGCGCAGAGACGATGTCGATGCGCTGCGCCAGTTGCTCGGCCGTATCGCTGACCACCTTCTCCACATGCGTGATCGCGGTACCGCGCTCGATGGCTTCGTCGACCAGCCGCTCGCTGATGCCGGAGTTGACGTTCAGCAGATCCGCGATCTGCTCGTCGAGGCCTTCCTGCAGTTCCTTCATCGCATCATCGATCGACGGCAACGAAGCAAGCTGCACATACCCCGCGTCGCTCGCATTGCCCGCCGCATCGAACGCAGTCACCCAGTAGATGCGCGTCGCTGCCATCGGCTCGTTGCGCACGAAGTTGAGCGATCCCGTGCGGCCGATCTCGACGGCCTCGGCCAGCGTCGGCCCTACCTTGACGATGTACGCCGAGATCGGCTGCGTAGTGCCGCACGGCTGCCAGGCCATCTCGATCTGCGATCCCCACACCTCGCCGCGCACGATCGGCTGCGCGGGCGGCGCGATCTCGATGGTGGTCGAGATCGGCACTCCCCACACGCCCTGCGTGTTGCCATGCTGCGCCCACACCTTCACCGTGCCCGCGGGCAGCCAGGCGATGTTCGCGGTGAGAGCCTTGCCGGTCCAGCGCTCCACTGCCGTTTCGAAGGTAGGGCCGACGAAGATCCGCGTCGCGCCCCACTCGAGCAGGTCGATACCCGCCGGGGCGGACCAGCGCGCGATCACGCCATTTGCTTCCACCGAAAGGCTCAGCCCCTCGACGTCGCCGGGCTTCACGCTCGCGCCCTGCAGCGTGTGCGTGACCATGGTCCAGTAGCTCGACGCATAGGCCGTCATGAACCTTGCGCGCACCTGGTACTCGCCATGAACCTCCAGGCCGAGCAGGAAGGTTTCCGTGGCCGTGCCCGGAAGCGTGACGCTCTGCCAATCGCCGACCGGCGTGGTCGTGCGCCATTGCACCTGCACGTTCCCGCCGCGGCGCACGGCATCCTCCGCCGAGGCGGCCCAGCTGACGCGTGCGCGGATCACCAGCGTGCCGCCCTGCTGCACCATCTGCTCCTGGCCGCTGCGCACCTGCAGGTCGAGCGGGGGCTGCGGCAGCAGGAAGGGGTTGGGCAGATTGGTGTTGGGCGACGGGTCGCGCAGAACCTCGTCGGCGGTGTCGTAGAAGGCCTCTTCGTCCTCGATGACCTGGAACGAGAGCGGCGAGCTCATCGAATAGGTCCAGTCCTGCACACGGAACGGCTTGTTGGCGAAGCCGTACAGCGCGCTGGTCAGCAGGATGCGGTCGCCCGGCTGCAGGTGCCAAGCCAGCATCTTCGGATGGACCTGCAGTACGAAGCCGCCTCGGCTCTGCTCCACCAGCACGCGGGAGATCTGGTGGGTGCGCGCATGGGCCGTGGTGAAGGGCAGCACGAGGTCGAGGAACTTGTCCTTCTGGTCGTTCTCGCGGAAGACCGCGTTCTGGTACTGCTTGAAGTCTTCCGATACACCGTTGCGCGTGAGGTTGACGTACGTGCCCCTGGCGCCGTTGTAGCGAGCTGTGCCGGGGTTGCATGTCTGCACCACGGTGATGGGCGCGAGCAGGTCGTCGTCGGTCAGCGAGAGAACGGGCGTGGTCCAGGCGCCGGCCAGGATGCGCCATACGCCTCCCGACTCGAGGCTGTAGCCGGCCATCGTGTCCTCGAGCTGCTGGCGCGTGCTGTCGCGGTCCTGGTCCGAGCGGAACATGCCGTCGCAGGTGTAGCGCGCCACGCTGCCGCCGTAGTTAGGCCGGTCGGCAGCGACTGTGGCGGCGTTGTAGATGGCCGTGTCGCAGGCGTTGGCGGCGACGATCAGCGCGTTCTGGTCGATCTGGTCGTCGGAGGCCAGGTAGCCTTCCTCCGAGCGCAGGAAGTCGGCCAGGCACAGCGCCGGGTTGCGGCTGTACGCGGTCGCGCCGGTGCGCGGGTCGTAGACCTTCTTGCCCTTCACATTCGCCGTGATGGTGGGCAGGCCGCCCTGGAATCGCTCGACCAAGAGGTTGAGCGTGACGACGATGTACGTGTAGCCGCTGAGCTTGTGCGCGTCGGTCCAAAGTCCCCTGCTGGCAGGCCACGGATCAAGGTTCGCACGCATGTACGCATCGGCCGTGTCCACGCCATTGGGCGACAGGTGGATCTGCACGTTGACGCCGGGCACGCCGCCGATGGCTTCCGAATCGGTGACGATGAACTCCGGGTTCGACGAGTAACCGTTGGCGTCGAGCGCGCCGATGGAAACACCGTCGATCTGGATGTCGGTCACGGCCTCGCAGGGGTGCGCGGCCAGGACCATCACGACGTGCTTCAGGTGGCTGTATTCGCCGCCCGTGAGCACAGCGACCACGGCGCCGCCGACAGGTGCGGGCTCACCGTAGATGACGGTGTGCGGAGCGTCGGACGCAAGGATCGTGGTGGTGCGTTCCTTGATGTTGGCGACATCCTCCGCAAGCTTGCGCGCCGCGGCGGCCTTGGCCTGCTTCTTGGCTTGCATGTTGCCGTAGGCGCTCGACACGATGGACAGAGCGGCCGAAACGATCATGCCCCCCACGGCAACAGCCGATGTGGTCGCGCCTACCGCGGTTCCTATGGCGCCCAGAATGGAAACCGGGTCTGCCATCGCGGCGGAGCACAACCCAAGGAGAGCGCCGAAAACCAGGACGAAACGAATCAGACGCGCCATGTCGCAACCCCCGCACCAAGTGGCAAAAACACCAGCCGATCCGCCCCCGGCGCCGCGATATGCGCCCCCGTGCAGATCCCGAAGCTGTAGCCCGACACACGCCCCACCTTGCCGCCGCTGTGCGCCAGCACCACGTCGCCGCGCTGCGCCATGGCGCCAGGCAGGGATGGCCCGAGCCGCGCGTTGGCGGCCGACAGGAACCCGCCGGCCGCGCGCACGACACGCATGGCGGCCAGCAGGCTCTTTCGTCCGAGAGGTGCGTCGGCCGCACGCAGATCCGCCAGCGGATCGTTGCCCGTGCACGCGATGATCCAGTCGGCCGCGATGTGCGCGCAGTCGTGCCGGAAGTACTCGAAGGGCACGTCTCTTCGTGCCGCGATGAAATCGTCCAGGTTCTTCGTCATGTTCATTTGCCTCGTGCTCGGGCCCAGTAGTTCAGTGCCATCTGCAGGTGCTTGTTGACCCACACGGTGGGCGACCCGATCATGGAATTCAGGTACTCGAAGCCGCGCTCGCCGGGATGCCTGACCTGGTGCTGCGCGTCGTTGGTCCGCAGTGACGCGGGGTTGGAACGCACGTCGTAGGAGGCGGTGCGGCACTCCATCGCGATCTTTGCGGTGGTGCCGTCGCGCTCGACCTTCATCTGGTCCATGACGCCGGCGAAGCGCAGCACCGGCTCGCCGCTGACCTGCAAGGTGCCGGCGTCGAGCAGCGCGATCCACACGCGCACGCCCCTGTCCTGGTACTCGCTCGGGTCGCCGAGCGCGAGCGCGCGCGTGCCGATGTCGACGGGCGACAGCGTGAGCGTCAGCTTCTCGGCCGCGCCATCCTCGCTCTCGTGAAGCTCGCCGATGGAGCCGAGATTGCCCACGCCTTGCCACGTCTGGCCCATCAGCTGGAGGCTCAGGGGCCAGTTCGTGAAGCGCGCGGTGCCGCTGCGCAGCTTGAGCTCGACGAGGGCCAGCTGGCCGTAGGTCTGCGAACGCGCGGCCGCCTGGAAGCCGGAGTTGGTCAGGATGGTCATTGCTCCCACGACTCCATCAGGTCCAGGCTGAAGCCGCCCTGCGTGCGCGACTCCGAGGCCCAGGTGGTCTTGCTGTCGACCCTGCGCATCAGGCAGGTGGGACGGTCCCAGACGACAGCGCTGCCAGCCACCACCGGTGTGCGCAGCACTGGCTCGAACCGCACGGTGATCACGCCCGTGGCGTCGGCCACCGCATCGGCCTGCACGTGCAGCATCTGCCGCCGGTTGGAGCCCTGGTTGACGCCGATCCAGTCACCCTGCAGCAGGGTCTTGCCGCCCTCGGAAGCACCCATGCGAATGGTCAGCTCGGAAGCTCCCGCGGACGCAGCCACCGCGGTCCACGTACCGCGCGCGGTGCCGCGCGGCACCGGCTGCAGCATGTCGTGGACGGCCAGCATGTTGACCTGGCCACGCATCGAATGCACGAGCGAGCGCCAGGCGGCGGCATCGCGCATCAGCGGAATGCGTTCCTCGCTGACCAGCGTGCAGGTGCGACGCGCCGGCCCGAGCACCGCCACCTGCATCGCGCCCGATTCGCTGTTGCTGAAAGTCAGGTCGTAGGCCTGGAGTCCGAAGTCCTGCCGCTTCACGGGCAGATCGGACGGAAGTGTCACGATGTTCATTGGGGAAGCACCTTCACGCGCTTGAGTTGTTCCATCTGGCCGCGGTTGTTCTCCGCGAGCAGGCGTTGCATGTCGGCCATCACCGCGCCGCGATCGGAACGGGCGTCGATGTGGAAGACGTTGGAGGGTGCGAACTGGATCGTCGGCACGGCATTGCCGCCACCGCCAGGCGCACTGACCCCGAGACGGCCGTCCGCGCCACGGCGCAGGGGCATGATGGCTTCGGGGCCTGCCTCGCCCATGAGGCCGATGCCGTTAGCGAACGGGAAGAACGTGGGCTGGTTGACTACGCTGTTGGCGTAGGCGTGCAGGCCTGGGGAGGCGAAGACGTTGCCCTTGGCGCTGGCGATGCCGAAGATGCTCATCACGCCGCTCACGAGGCTTCCGAACCAGCTTCCGCCGGAGCCAGCACTCGAGCCAGTGCTGCCGCCTCCGCTGCCACCGGAAAGGATTCCCTTGAACGCGCCGGGAAGCCAGTTCGAGAATGCCTCGACGGCCGGCTTCAGCGTCGCGTCATAGAGGGCATCGGCGACCGAAGCGGTGATCTTCTTCTTGAGCGATTCGCCGAGCTTGTCGAGCGCGTTGTCCTTGCCCTCCAGCAGGTTCACGAAGCCTTCGCGGAAGGCACCGCCGATGTCGTCGGACAGCTTCTTTGCCTTGTCGTCGTTCTTCTTCTTTTCCTTGTCGGCGGTTTCGATGCCTTCGGCGTTGCGCGTGACTGTCAGGAGCTTCTTCTCGGCATCGATGCGTGCACCCAGGGCATCGAGGTAACTGGGAATGACGTGCTCGGTGTTGTCAAGGTCTTGGTACTGGCGTTCCAGCTGGGCAATGTTGAGTTCTTGCACTGCGGACTTGGTCTTGCCATGCGCGATGTTCTGGGCATCGAGTGCAGCTGTCTGGTCATGAACACTCGACGTGGCCTTGCGCATGGTCTCAATGAGCCCGTTCTGGCGCTTCTCTTCCTCATCGGACGGAGACAAGCCGGTGCTGCCTCCTGCCGTGTTCTGGGATTCGCTCGTCCGACCTTTGTGGAAATCCTGCTTCGCCGAGTCCCCTGGTCCGACCTTGCAATCGCAGCAAACGACCTCGGTGTAGGGCCGCAATCCATCCTGCTCGGCTTTCTGGATGCCCGCATTCGGGCCACGCCTGACCGATGAACTCCGAGACTGCTCCGCAGAACTGGATGGCGACTGGGTGGTCACTTTCTTGCCCTGTCGCGCCTCGAGCTCATTAACGACCGCTTGCGCCGTCTTGTCACGCTCGCTTGCGCCTTTCGCCTCCAGCGCCGTATCGACGGCCAACTTAGCCTGGCTTGCGCGATCGCTTTGTGCAGCTGCAGATCTGGCCTGTGACGACTCCAGCTCTCGCAAACCTTCGGCCCGATCAGCCCAGGCTTGCGATGCGGGGCTGACTGGGCGGCCGACAACAGCGCCACCAGCGGTCTCGGCCATGGGAGTGCCCGCGCCACCGTCACGGCGCATGCGGTTGTCGCGCGCCGTCGAAGCGCGCTCGTATTCCTCCCTCACCGTGGTTCCGCGGCCGACATTCCGCACAAGATCCTTCGGTAGACCCTTCCACTCGTCCAGCCGCAAAAGGGCCTGATCGTAGAAAGTCATGTCCTGGATTCCCTGCCGGGAACGCTGGATGGCGGATGTCGCAAATGCCTTTTGAGCAACGACAGCAGCAGCTTGGTTGAGGCCTTGGGCCTGCAGATCGACGATCTGCTTGATGACCTCGGGAGTCAGGTAGTTGTTTTTCTCGTTGAGCTCCTTGGAGCGCTTCAGGGGATCGGCCGCAAGCTTGGAAAACTCCGCTACGGTTTCCTTGATCGGGATGCCAAGTCGATTGCGCTCGTAGGCCGCGGCCGCCGCTTGCTCCAAGACCTGAGATTGCACCTGGCCTGAGGCGACCATGCCGCTCAGAGCTTCTGCAGCCTTGGCCCTCGATCCCGTGGGACCCGCGATCGCTATCTCCATTCGCCGGAGTTGATCGTTCGTTACCCCGGCATAGTTGCCACTCGACGTTATTGCCCGGGAATACGTAGCCCCCTCTCTCTGGCCATCGATGGCACCTTCAGCCACGTAGCGCGCAGCCTTTTCGGTGATCGCGACGCGCGGATCACGTCGAAGGGCGGCAACTGCCGAGCTGGCAGCACCAGCGAGCTCCTTCAGAGCGTTCGTTGTGGCAGGCAACTCCTTGGTCACCAGCGAGGAGCTCGCAAGAGCTCCATTTGTTTGTTCAGCAGCCATGTCTGTATGGTCCGTTTGAGCTAAGAAAAAAATGAGGCCGACATCCGCCGGCCCCATGCTTCTTCGATGGCCGGAGGCCTTCGCGGCGCCGCTAGACGTTCAGCACCGCGATGCCTTCGTCTTCCATCACCTGCAGTTGCAGGAACACTTCGCGCTGGCGTGCGCGGGGGATGCCAAGGCGCTTCATGGCGACGTCGACGGCGCCGAAGTCGAGTCCCTGGAACCACGCGCCCGCCGCCCCTGCGACGACCCGCCACTGCGTTCGGCAGGCATGGAACACCTCGAATGCTTCCTGGTGTTCGGGCCATAGCTCGAAGGGTGGCGGGCCGCCGCCGCTGGCCGTCGAAGAGACGAGCCTGACCGGGTCGAGACCGAGCGACGCGCACTGGCTGCGGAGATCGTCGTCCAGCTCGTCGTGGACGCGATGCGCTGCTCCGAGCACGAAGCGCGCGGCGCCTCTCAGTTTTTTGCTGCGGCCGGGTACGCGTGTTCGAAGTAGCTGTAGGCGATGGCCGCCTCGAAGGACGGCCACTCCTCCACCGCGGCCGCGCGGTTCTCCGCGGTGCAGATGAAGGGCGCGCCGTCGTCGCCGTCCAGGCCCTTCCAGTCGGCCAGCACCATGTCGAGCAGTTCCCTGTCGGTCAGGGTGCGGCCTTCCAGGCGCGACTGCAGGGTGTCGTTGTCGGACTTGGTCAGGCGCTTGAAGACGGCGCTGAAGCGCACCTCCTCGACCTGGCCGTCGCCCGGCACGCGCATCACCACCGGCGCGACGAAGGTCGGCTTCACGGCGATCTTGAGTTTCTGGGGCATCTCTGTGTGTTCCTGTGTGCTGAGCTGATGGCGATGAGGGTGGATCTCAGCGCACGACGATCGACCACTCGTCGTTGCCCGCGCCGGTGGGCACGAACTCGAGCGGCACGGTGATCATCTGCACGCCGTCGACGTCGCTGAAGGTCGGCTTGCCGATCTGCGCATGCGGCGACAGGAACTCCACGACGTTGTTCGCGCCCTGGCCGTGCTTGAGCGCCAGGTTCACGCGCTGGCTGGCGCGGGCCATGCCGATCCAGTCCTTGGTCGCGACCGAGGTGTTCTCGAAGGTGACGGAGCCGGTCGACACGCGTGCGGTGATGTCCACGGCATCCACGGTCATCAGGTCGCGCTTGATCACGGTGTTGCCCGCATCGAAGCTGAAGGCGTTGGCGGCCACGCCGAGGCCGTCGAGCGTGAGGGTGGTGTTGGCCTTGTTCACGCCCAGCGGGTCCATGAACTTGCTGTAGTCGGCCACCGGCAGCGGAGCGTCCTCGGCGGGCACGAACAGGCCGGTGAACTCGAACTGCCACTTGGGGATGCCCTTGGCGTCGATGGTGGCCTTCACGTTGCCGTGCGCGTCGGTCATCTTGTAGACGGTGCCGTCGACGTTGCCGTAGATGGTGAGCGATTCCAGCGCGTCGGTGGCCGGCGTGAAGATGGTGCTGACGCCCGGCGCGGTGTTGACGCTGATGGCGCAGCCGCGCATCAGCGCTGCGTACGCGGGCACGTCGCCGGCCGCGGCCACGCCTGCGATCTCGACCGAGAAGGCGATCTTGCTGTACTGCGTGACCAGCACGGAGCCGCGCGAGCCGAAGTAGGGGCGCACGTTGTCGCGCTGGACGACGTCGCCTTCGATGGGAGTGAGGGTGACTTCGCTCACCAGGATCGCGTTGGCCGCGCCGGTGGGTGCCGCGTCCGTGCCGCGTACCGTTTCAGCCTTGGCCAGGATGGCCATCTTGCGCATGAGTTTTGCCATGTCGGCGTTCTCCGTCAGTGGGTTGGTTGGTTTGGGTTGTCGAAAGGAATGGTCTGCCTGCGTGCAGTCAGAGGTAGCGCCAGGTCCGCAGCTGCAGCGTGACGCCGTGGCATCGCACGCCGCAGAAGGTGACCAGGCCGGTGCCGTCGACTTGCACGCCGTCGGTGCGCTTGTCGTCGGTGAGAGGGCCGGAGGCGCATGCGCCTCCGAAGGTGGGGTCTGCGCGCACCGCATCGCGGATGTCCTCGACGAGCGCGTCGAACACCAGCTCCGTGGCGGCGGCATCGTTGAAGGCGAGATGTCCCTGCACAGTCCAGGTGTCGACGCTCATCGCACCGCCCGCGGCATTGACGCTGCGCTCCTCGGTGGCTGTGCGGCGCAGCCACCAGCCGCGCAGCTGCTGGCCGCCGCCCGGCAGGTCGTAGAGGAACAATGCGCGCTGCGCGGCCTCGTCGGCCAGGGAGCGTTCGCGGTCATGGACGCGGCCGATCTGGGGCACGTTGTTCAGGGTCTGCACGATGGCACTGCGAAGGGTGTCGAGACGGCTCATGCCTGGGCTCCGTTGCGTGTGTGGAAAGTCGTGTGACAGCGGTTGATGAATTGCATCGATGACTTCGTTGGTTGGTGCATGAACTGTCGCGGCGAAGGCCTGTTCGGCTGAGGCCGACATCCGCCGGCCCCTCGCGTCGATGCATCGCAAAGATCAGTTGATGCCGGGCCCGTTGCGGAACCACTGCTTCACGGCCTCCGCAAGCAGCGCCGTGCCGACGGCCATCGCGCCGCCCGATGCGGCACCGAACACGGCCGCTCGCTGCTCGACGGATCGAAGCCGCCCATCGAGCGCGTCGAAGCGGGTGTCGAAGCCGTCCATGCGGCGGGTCTGCCGGTCCTGTCCGTCCTTCAGGGCCTGCACCAGGCCGTGGATCTGGCCGAGCAGCAGCAGCTCCTGTGTGCGTGCGTGGAGATCGCTCATTGCGTGGGTCTTTCTGTGAGGAACTCGATCAGCGCGCGGTACCGGAGTCGATCCGCGGCGCATGACCTGGCGTTGATGTCGTGGTTGGTCCAGGCGTCGTCGACCGTGATGCCGGCATCAGCAGCACAGGCTTCGCCGGAGGTGTCAGCAAGTCCGCAGGCACCCGCGGGTACGTCGGTGCCCGCGAGGGCGCTGTTCCACATCCAGACAGCAGCAAGGCTGAGGCGATGAGGGCCGCCGACAGCGTCGCGCTGTGCGTCGCCAGGCGGCGCAGCATCCAGCGTCGGTCGGGTCGCGGCAGGCTGCGCAGGATCGGCAGTCCGCTGAGCGCGACGATCAGGAACAGCAGGAGGAATGACAAGAGAAACGCGCTGGCGTAGATCATTGGTGGGGCCTTCGAGGGAGAGGTAGCTGGACTGCAGCGCGCTCGCGCCGAGCTGGTATCGCGCCGAGGCGGCCCGCCCGCGCTCGTACTCGGCCTGCAGCTCTAGCGCGAGTTGGGTCGCGCGCTGCACTTCCTTCTGCTGCCAGGCCGCACGCTCCTGCATGCGGCCGGCACCGTGGATCGCGAAGCCCGCGGCGGCGAGCAGCAGCGCGGCCAGCACGCCGGCGACGAGGCTTGAACAGGCCCTGGCGGTGAAGCTCATGACGCATTCCCCTTGCACTGCGCGTGCAGCCTGAGGCGGTCTTTCCAGAGACCGGCGCAGGACCTGTTGCCGGGTATGGAGCAGTCGATGCCGCCCGCATACTTCCAGCCGAGGATCGCGTCGCACGCGCCCGCGTAGTCGCCTGCATTGAGGCGCTGCACGAGCACGGAGGTGCCGCCCTTGCGGCCACCGGTGCAGAAGTTGGATGCGCCGATGTTGTAGGCCAGGCTCACGTACGCGTCGTACTCGTGCTGGTGCAGCGGCACCTTCACGCATTGCTTCAGCGCGTGCTCATAGGTCTGCACGTCGCGCAATGCGCGCTGCAACGCGGGCACGGGCGTGGTGGTGTCGCCCATGCGCACGCCCTCGGTCGAGCCGAAGCCGATGGTCGGCACGGCCGTGCCAAGAACGGGGTCGGGGTAGGCCTTGTCGCTGTAGCCCTCGCGCGCGACGATGCCGACGAGGCCCGCGGCGCTGAGCGCGAGTACGGCAAGCAGCTGCCGCGGGGCCTGGCCCCGTTCACGCCCGCGGCGATGCCTGATGAAGAAAGGTGTTCGGGAGGTGTCTTTGCCCATGGCCCGAATCGTCGGGCGCGAGGGTCAAATGGCTGAGGCCGACATCGGCCGGCCTCGGGTTCAGGAAGCCCTGCTTCCTACACTGCGACGCCTGTCGTGAGGCTTCAGATCTCGCCGCCGTGCCAGACGACGCGGCCGCTGATGTGAAGATCCGCCGCCTGCTCGGCGCTCAGCACCTGCGGCTTGTACGCGGGGTTGTAGCTGATGATCTGCAGGCCCCCGGTGGAGAAGTCGCGCTGCAGCACCTTCACGTAGTCGTGGCCGTCGAGCTGGATGACGTACACGCCGTCCTGGTCGAGCGACTTGCTCGCGGTGTCGACCAGCAGGATGTCGCCGTTGTTGATCTTGTCGGCCATCGAGTCGCCGCGTGCATGGACGATGCGCGCATGCGCCGGCTTCACGCCCTTGCGCGCCATCCATGAGCGGCTGAACGCGAAGCGGCCCATGCGGTCCTGCGAGCCGTTGACCGCACCGCTGCCGGCGCTCACGCGGACGTCGAGCAGGTCGACCAGCACGAAGCCCTCGTCGTCCAGCCCATTGGAGATTTCGCTCGACGGACGAGCCGACTGAAACGGGTTGAGTTCGGCCGGGTCGACCCCGAGCGCGAGGGCCATCACATAGAGCTGCTCGAGGCTGGCATCGCTCACGCCACGCTCGATGCGGCCCACCGTATTGAAGTGGAGGCCGCTGCGCTGCGCGAGGTCGTCGATGGTCAGCCCCTTCTGCTTGCGCAGGTCGCGCAAGCGCGCGCCCTGCGCAAGGGCCAGTTCGCTGACGCGGGCCTTCACCTCGGTGTCGTCGGGCGGGGTGTTGATTTGCGGCGTCACGGTAACTCTGATTTGTGTTAACGCGCAGATGCTAGACACACCAACGGACTTTTGCAACCCATAGCAGGTTAAAAAAGTCAGAAAAGTTCGTTTTCATGTCTTTCTTGATTGCAAAAACTCCAACGGTGTGCATAATCAGTCCAACAGACACAAAACAGGGTATTCATATGAACTAACACCCCGTTTGGGTTAAAGGCGTGCGTGCGGAGGGTTCGAAAAACCTGATCCGGTTTGAAAAGACACCAAGGCACGCGCATCGACACCAGCAAACCGAGCAGTGCCACGAGCGAGGAGGAACGTACTGTGAGAAGAGACCAAGCCATGACCAGCGCCCCCATGCACCAGCAAGGAGGCCAGTGATGCAGCAAAACACGACTTCCGAATGGTTCGTCGCCAAGGCGCTGATGGCGCTCGCGCAGCGCCGTACCGAGGCCGGACAGGCAGCAACGGCGGCTTCCGACCCCGCGCCCGATGCGGTGGTCCGTGATGCAGACCCGTTCGCCGAGCGCCTTTGGAACCTGCTTCGCATCCGGCGCGCGCTCACGGCCGACGAGGCCGCAGTCCTGCTGGCCGGCGAGGACGACGACATCGCCCACGGCCGCCGCCAGGCCGGCGCGCTCATGCTGTCCTGGTCGCGGCAGTGCCCGCGGGCGGTGCGCGTGGAGGCGCGGCGGGTGGACGGGCTCAAGCGCTACGCACTGCTGCGCGACGTCGGGGCCACGGCTCCTGCGCCGCGCGGAGGCTGCATCTCGTGACCGGTGCGCCGCCCTCATACATGAAGGAAGCGTGGTTCGCCCTGCTGCACGATGCCTGCATCGGCCGCCGACGCTCGGAGATCGCAGCGCGACTGCACCTGAGCGCCGCGGCCGTCAGCCAGGTCCTGAACGGCAGCGGCAAGTACGGCGCCGGCAAGGCCAGCACCGATCGCATCGCCCGCCGGGTGCTCGACACCTTCGGCGCCCACCCGACGAACGAAGAAGAACAGGAAGCAGGAGCCAAGTAATGAGCACCCCATTCGATATCGATCTGGCCGGCAAGGTGCAGCGCGCCGTCGCTGCGCATTTCGAGGCCAACGAGTCCGCGTCCGCCAAGGAGCTCGACTGCATGCTGGCGCAGCGGGTCGAGGGCTACCGCTGCGAGCCCGGCGGCGCAGCGCTGCGGCAGCACCTCGCGAAGCTCGCCGATGGCGGACACGTCCACAGCGTGGCGGTCGGCGGCAAGCCGCAATGGAAGCGAGGCCCTGCCCCCATGGCCGGACGCATCGCGAAGGGCAGCAGGGTGATGCTGCTCGACGCCAGCGTCTACGAACCCGAGATAGTCCCCGTCATCCGGCCCGGCGCCATGGACTTCGCCCGAATTCCCAGCCTGCTGCTGGGGCACCGCAGGGACTACCGGGGCGCCTCGCGCTGA